ATTTTCCGGTTCCTCCCTGTCCGCCACTTGTGAACTCTCCGCCGTGTTCGCCGCCTTTTTGTCTCGGATGCTCAGATTCTTTCCATTCAGCATCCCCCGTCATCCAGTCCCACGCCTTCCTGAGAAGTGACGGGCGACGGTTTTCATCTCTGGTCCTTTTTTCCGTGTCTTCAGCCTGTTCTTTTGTGAACTCGCCGCTCCGCACATTTCCCAGCGGGCTTGTCAGTCCCGCCTTTTCCAGCGCAGCGGCGACCTGGGCGTCTTTATCATCGGCTGGGGAAGGCTTCTCGGTTCCTGCATTGTCAGGACCGCCCACGCCTTCCCCAGCCTTTCCCTGGGCTTTACTTTGAAATCCTGGAAGACCCATCATGCCCATTTCATCGTTTCTGTGTGGCTCTTCCGAGGCCTGCTCGATCTCCTTGTCAGTCACGTTGCTCCAGCTTCCCGTCACCTTCTCATTCTGCTTCAATTCCCGGAGGATGGTCTTCTCGCTCACGGGGATACCGGAGTTAAAGACCTTCAGTACCCGATCGGTGTCCTCGTTGGCGAGCTTGCTGCGCTCCTCGTTCGTCATGGTCCTGACGGGCCGGAAGATGAATTTTCGCAGGTCGTTCGGGATTTTCCCCCAGACCGACATGGCAATGGCTGGCAGTAGGCGGTTGAGCTGAGGTCTGAGGTCAGAGGACTGAAGCCGTGCTATCTCGTCGTCATAGAGCTGCTGATCTCCCTCGTTGCCCTGGCCCAAACCCGTCTGCGTGCGGCCGAAGAGCTTGGTCATCGTGTAGCCGGAAGAGGCGCAGATGATAAGCATGAGCGCCTCGGCGACGTCTGAGAGACCAGAGAAAGCGTATGAGTGCTGTTCCATCCTGCCTTCTTTCGGTAAAACCATCATTCCGTTGTTGTTCATGATATCGTTGAGGGCTTGGAGGTTATTATAGAGCATCTGCTGGGCCTGCTGGTTCGTGCCGGTGAGCGTTTGGGCAAGGCCCTGCTCCATCGTTATTCCCAAAATATTCGCCCGGAAGACAAGAGAGGCGATGTTCCAGATCGTATTGTCAAATTGTTTCAGAGAATCGTAGATTGGCTCCATGCAGTTGCCGCACCAAGCTGGTTTCCCATTTCGCCGGACGTAGACAACGCCGTTAGGTACGGTTACACAGTAAACGGTGCCTTCGTAATATTCCTTCGTCACTGTCACATTCATGTACTCGGAACGCCGAACGCCCAGCACATATGAATTTCTTGTATTCCACACCCGTCCTTTCTCGTCTATCCTGGACTTTCCTGTTCTCGGGTGTACTGAAAGTGAAACTCCTATTTTTTGGCCTATCTCAACAAGATTATCGGCCAACATTCTGCTTGTGGTAGTGGCAATCATACGATTGTTATACTTTTTACCACGCTTACTTTCGTTTTGCCTATTTCTCAAACATCCATCGCCGAGCATATAAAAATCCCATAGAATTTTCAGTTGTCGGCTCGGTAAGTTCCGGACTTCTGTTGGTATATATTTTTCGTGCGCATGGCCAAGTGGCGCAAGGTGGTTTCTCAACTTTTTATTCCAAACTGTAGATCTTCTCCCATCATAATTCGTATTTGGAATGCGGTCGAAAAGCTGTTTATAAGCGTAATATCCTTTTGATTCTTCTTCTTGGGCTATCTCTATTCCGCCCGCATTTCTAGGTGCCCCTTCGGCCAGATATGCACCAAGCAAAGCACAGTAGTCATCGCCCGACAGAACAATATCGGTTCCCCGTTCATTTGTTTTTGGGAAGGTAATAGATTCAAGCTCTTTTCCTCCCTTCCATGATGATGTGACAGGTATTTTCCAGTGCTTATTGTATTGCTTCGCGTATTCTTCGGCCGATATAACCTGCTCCTTCCATTGGCCTACCGGCGAAGGTTCTTTATTAAAGATCATCCTGTGATCAGGCGTAACCATAAGGTCCATCGACCGAGAAGTAAAGTGATATATATCCCCTTCATGTTCTTTTTCGATGTACTTAGTAGGTTCCTGCCACTGAAATTGTCCCGCAGCGGTTCTGGTTGCCACTTGTTCTCTTGGTATGAGGTCAACGAATTTTACAAATCCCCTTTTCTCCGTAAGGATTTCCGTCTGATCGTCATAACACGAGACGCCCCACTGCATCTCCGCCAGCCTTTCCCACAAGGGCAGCTTGGGGCCTGTGAACCGAAGCGCCCGGCTGTGGTGGATGTTGAACGTCGTGCCTTCCTGGAGCCAACAGTGATACTCCGCCGGCAGGCCGAATTCAGGGTCGCATATGTCGGTGATGATCTTCGCCCCAGGCGAGGCCCCGCTCCACCGATCGAGTACGAGGATCCCCCGGTAGCTGTCCAGTTCCACGTCTTTCACGTCGAAAGGCTCGTTGAGGTGGTCCTGTTGACCGTCGAACATCATAGGTCCTATGCAGCCGCCGAAGAGCCTGGCCCATCTGATGCAGTCGCCGAGCTTCGCCACGGTTTGCGTTTTGTCTTCCACCTCTTCGAACTCGTCAAGCTGCTCGGGGGTCAGCTCTGTTACGAGCTCCCACTTGTTTTTCACCATGTCGTCGGCCTTGCCGTCGACGATCTTTCGGGTGAGCCAGGAACTTCGATAGAGACTAAGCATGAGCTGATATTGACGGGTCCTGCGGGTGAGGGGATATTCGGTTGATTCTAAGAGCGAGTTCGTACCGGCACCCATCCGCGCGGCCGGGTTCGAAAAGGAGTCCCGCATCTTCCGCATCGTTGTATCCATGGCCATCATGCCCTGACTAACAGCGAGGAAGTCCGCGAAGTCTTTGGGGTTGGTGAAGCCCGCGGCCCGCGAAAGCTCGATTACGTTCTGGTTCTCCGTAATTTTTTTCATCTCGGTATCCACGGTGGTGGAGATGAAGCGGCCGGTTTCGGGGTTGCGGGCGCGGGCGGTCTTGGACATGTGCTTATTCCCCTCCGATCAGCTTTTTCTGCTCCGCCCTGAACGCCAGTACATCCTCAAAGGTGAGGAACTTGGCCCGAACGAGCGCCATTTCCGCTTTTGAAAGAAAGTCGGCCGCGAGGTCTGAGGATGCGCCCTTGTTGCCTGGGTGCCGAAGAGCGAGGCGTATCTCCCCACAAACAACGTGAAGCTGCAGGGCGGTCATTTCGACCTGAAGCGGTGCGTTTGATTGGTTGGCGTCCATCATGCCTCCTTTGGCGGATCGGGGCCTATAGTGATCCTACGGCTGGCCGCGCTCTCTCGGTGGCCAGCAGCATCTCGCCCATTTTGTGTTCAGCGTCCATGGCATAAGAACGGGCGTATTTTATGGCTTCTTCACCCATGCCTTTTCGTTTCGCCCAATCAGCCGCCGTAAGAGATAGGTCCTTTAATTCTTTGGCCTTTTGTATCGTATCGGCTTCAGCGAGCATCTGAGAAGCGCGGGTAAAAATAGCGAGTGAATTTTCGATAGGCATCACATCCCCCTCGGTGCTTCTGGGAGAGGCATCCAGTGAGTGGGTTTTTTAACCACTCTCTTTGCTTCTTCGCATGCTAACCACCCGTAAGTTTCAGTCCAGATTACCAATTCAGGCAATGAAGCATATTCCTTATCGAATACGAGTATGTGAATATTCTTCGGCGCCGTTTCTATGGGCTGCCACTGAGATCCCGAGGTTGCCCCCTCCACGGCCCTGTGAATCTCGGCGGTAATCTCCCTGAGTTGTTCGTGGGCTTTTTCCATATTGAGTTCAAGATCAAAGTGTAAGACATGCTTCTTTGGATTCTCCGTCATCACATCCCCCTCGGTGCTTCTGGCCTCATTATCGGCGTCCACGCCTTCACTTCGTTCCAGGTCACAATCTCTTTTTCGCCATTCAGGGCAAATACGTCAATGGCAATGCCGGCCGGGTTCGAGATGAAATCCTTCCTGCTGAACGGTGTCAGCCGGTGCGGCCATGAGGCGATAAAGGCTTTTCCCCGTGCCCAGACCCAAAAGAGCGTGCCGTCCCTGGGCGCGGTGTGCATGGGATGCCAGTCGGACAGCCGGTCACTCAGGATAACTACGCCGTTGCCGTTCATACGGGCTCCAGTGTTGCCGCATCGAAAGCGGCTCTTTGCCATCGTAAATCGTTATACCATTCGCAGACGACGGCATTGTCGTTTTTGCGGTGCTCCAGGACCATCATCGGCTGTCCTCGCCGTTCGCTCCTGAGCCTCACGCCGTCGCCATGGGCATATTCTTTTGCAAGAGTCTGATGGACTATCTCTGTCATGAAGCCCTCCTAAGCTGCCATTCTCCAGTCTGGAACGATTGTTGCCACTCCATACCTTGCCATGTCCGGGCAGTGGTCTTTAAGTTTTATAGGCTCCTCGGCTCCACTCAATTTCTGTTTCTTTTCATTCCAGGCATAGTTGGGAATCTCACGTAGACTGTTTACACAGTCCTCGTGTATCCGGTACCGTTTGAGGCAGAACATGCTGGCCGTCTTCCTGATACCGTCGAGCACATCGTTCACGGCATCTACAACGACATAGCCACGCCGCATCAGTTCCACTTTAAAAGATGCTGCGGATGGGTCGACGATTACCGTGACGTTTCGGGGTTCCCCGACGAATTCGTCCATCGCATCACCATACTCTGTGTCGGTCATCTGCTTCATTTCTTTTTCGCTGTCCCAGTACCATTCCCGGGTCTGCCAAAGCGTCACGCTATCGTCGATAATCTCCCCAAAAACACATGGATTGGTTGTGCCATAGTCTACTGAGATGTATCGTTGAATCGCCCATTGGTGATCCTTCCAGTTTCTTATCTCCGTCGGTGCGAATTGTGTGGTAAATACCAGATCAGGGCTCCACGAGTCCCTATAAATCGCGCCCTCAGCAACTACCCACAAGCCCTTGATGAACCTGAGGTAGAAAACGCCTTTATAGGCCCTTTCGTACAAGACTTTTGTACTCGGTGCTAACCATGGATTGTCATCCAGGTCAAAATGAAGAATCTCGATGTCTCCTGCTTCTCTGAGGTCGGGGTTATCCATCCAATCTGTCTTGAGATAGTGATAAGGACTATCGGGGTTTGTGGTCGCGTAAAGGCGTGCGCCGGGCGGGCTCATTCGTGTGATGAGCATCTTCCAGAAGGACTCTGGCACCTTCGTTGCCTCGTCGATAATCGCCTTGCCGACCGTGGCGCCTCTTAAATATTTTTCACTGCCTTCGTCAGTGCCGCTCATGATGCGCCACCAGGAGCCGAAAAGGTGAAGCTCTCCTGACGCTCGATTCCATTTGAAAGCCTCCGGCCCGATGATATTGAAAAAATCATGAAGCATGTTGGTGTAGATCGTGGCCTGACTGACGCCGATAATGAGTCCTACGCCTTCGACGTCATAATCGCAGAGCTGCAAGAGTTTGGGATGTAGAGCCCATGTCTTGCCGGAGCGAATAGCGCCTTCGAGGACTGTAATGCGGGCATCTTCGCTCGGGTGGCGATAGGCGAAGTTGTACGCCTTCTCCCCGAGCTGGCCGAACACCGGCTTCTCTGGAAGTGCTTTAAGCTTCAGGACTTTTGTCGGCAACGTCTGGCGCATACTCTCCTCGTTTTATCGGCCCAGCCCTAAAGGCTGCAAGAATCTCATGAAGGTGATTTATCTGTCCGGTCTGGGCCTGGGCATTCGGGTGATCGATATAGCCACGGCTCTTTGCCTGGCATTTTAAGAAGAAGATTATCGCGGTGATGTTGTGGTTGTCGATAGCCGTCATGAGCTTCGACTCCGCGACGTCGATCCGGCGCTCCAGAATGTCGGCCTGCGCCTGCTTCAAGACCGCATTGCGTTCTATCCGTTTCCGTAGGGTACCCTGCTTTATCTGAAGAAGTTTTGCGGTCTCGCTTACGTACCCGCCACCCTTCTCCAGTGCTTCGAGGGTTTTCTTTTGAGTGACGGAATGAGGCGCCATTCATCGGGCCTACCGATCCAGAGGCTTTTTTGTTTCTGTGGACGTTTGCGACATACACTCGTTTACCATATTCCCCGTTTTGCGTCAACTGGTTTTTTTATAGACTGTCTACGAATATGCTTGACTACGTTTTCTCTTTATGTTTTAATATGCATCAGGAGGTTTTAACATGAAAAACGACAAGAAACAATGTACCGTCTGCTTCCGTCTCACCGCCGATCTCAGAGACAAACTCGAAAGCCTCGCCGCTAAGGAGCGCCGGTCCCTCAGTAACTACCTCGTACTTGCCCTGGAGGACCTCATCGCTGCTCCCGAAAAGCCCGGCGGTCCTACAGGCCACATGACTTAAATAGTTCGTCGCTATGCACTTTGTTCTTGACAGCGTTTTGTAAAATATGGTCTCTTAGCTATGCGAGGTTGATGAGTGATTATTAATCTTGTAATTCACTACTCTCACAACAAAAAATATGGGCGAGCCTCTCGGTCTACCCTCAACGGTCACGTCATCGCCTCGCAACGATCACGCCGACCGGGGGGCTTGCCCTCCTTTTTTCCGCCCGCCTCAACTCCGCTGCGATCTACAGGAAGACGCTGTAAGGAACGGTTTATGAACGGATAATGGCAAACCCCCAGGTCGAAGACGGGCATCTCGAACTTGCCATGGAAATAGTTGAGGCGTTCGCCCGCATCCGTATTTCAGGTACAGAATGGCAGCTTTTGTGGGTTCTGCTCCGCAAGACATACGGGTGGCATAAGAAAGAAGACTCTATCCCCCTCTCACAATTTCATGAAGCCACGGGCATTTCTAAGCCCCACATTACCCGTTATTTGAAAAAGCTGTTATCCAAAAAGATAATGATCGTTATCCAAAAAGATAACGGTTCTGTAAGCTATCAATTTAACAAGGATTTTGATATTTGGTGCCCGTTATCCAAAAAGATAACGACCTATATACCGTTATCCAAAAAGGCAACGAAAGTTATCCAAAAAGGCAATGAAAGTTATCCAAAAAGGCAACGATCGTTATCCAAAAAGGGTACCTCAAAAGATACTACAAAAGATACTACAAAAGATACTACAAAAGATAAAGAGGCGAGCGTTATCCAAAAAGATAACGGTTTTTCGCTTCCTGCGGATATCTCTCCTGATGCCTGGAATGGATTTGTGGAAATGCGTACCCGGATCAAAAAGCCGATGACGGATCGGGCACAGGAACTGGCTCTTCTACAACTCGAATCTCTTCATAGGACCAATGGAGATAAGAAAGACGATATTCTCAATCAGTCGGTGTTTCATTCCTGGAAAGGACTTTTCCCCATAAAAAAAGACGGAGGACAAGATGGACAGTCAGGCAAACGAATTTATGGCCGCAATGATGGAGAGGACAGAGCGGAACCAAAAAATCAGGGCAAATATTCAGGACTCCCTGAAACCACTATTGGAGAAAGCTGATTATGAGGCAGCGAAAAAATATGTAAAAGACCTTCCCGACAGTGAACAACAGGCAATAGCTATAGAAATTATGAAGGAAAACCCACCCAATGATACGTGCGAATTATGCGGGGAACGCATAGAGTGGGAATTTTTGCCGGGCTATTTATCCTGGGGCAAAAAACCATATTGTTCAGGATGTCAATGGCAGACCATGCAAGAGACAATAAAAAATTCACTTCCGGAGATACTGCATAATCTGGGGGTTGGAGCCAGATTTTTAAAGGCCGACATATCCGATTTTCCTAAAAATTACCAATCTTTAATTGATCGAGAAAATGGCCTTTATATCTCCGGCCCTCGTGGCGTGGGAAAAACACATCTCGTTGTGGCTATTATGAAACAGATGGTGCTGAATCATCCGCGAGCCGCCGGAGTCACCTACAGACTTCTCCCCAGCATGATAAGCGTACCCGAACTGCTTCTCAGGATCAAAGCTACATATCAGAAAAACGCAGACGAAGACGAAGGCTCCGTCATTGATTTTTATTCTGAAAAGAAAATACTCGTCCTCGACGATCTCGGAACCGAAAAACCTACCGACTGGGTGTTGAGTACCCTGTACCTTATAATTGACCGCAGGTATAGAAACATGAAAACGACCTACATCACATCAAACTTTAATCTCGACCAGATCGCCGAGCGCCTTGATGACAGAATCTCGTCCAGGATCGCCGAGATGTGCGATATGGTAAACATCAAAGGGAAAGACAGAAGAGTAAGGGCATAGGAGGTGATCATGCCGCTGAATAAATCCGTTGGCAATATGTATCCTTTTGTGACCCATCATTGGACGCCTATCCGCGGGGCCTGCCCCCATCGGTGCTCTTATTGTTACGTCCCGTCAACCAGGGCAGCGAAGGCATATACGGGTCCGCTCAGGCTGGCGGAGAAGGAACTAAAGACAGACCTCGGAAGCGACAATTTCATCTTCGTCGGGTCCATGATCGATATGTGGGCGAGTCCCGTACCGCGAGAATGGCGGAGAACTATCGTGGAGCATTGTTGTTGTTACCCCGGCAATTTATATCTGTTCCAAACCAAACACCCAGCCGGCTTCGGCTTCCAAGACTTCCCCGAAAAAACTGTTCTCGCCTGCACCCTGGAGACGAACAGAAACTATCCGATCTACGGCAGCGAAAACATCAAGGCTTATCCCACGCCCGCGCATCAAAGGGCCGCAGACTTTTACTCAATCTACCCGAAGATGCGGAAAATGATTTCTTTGGAGCCCCTCTTAGATTTTGACCTTGATCACTTTCTCGACATGATCGTGCCTATCAAGCCTGAATTTGTCTCCATCGGCAGCGACAGCAAGGGTCACAATCTACCGGAGCCGCCGGCGGGGAAGGTGCGGGAACTGATTCAGGAGCTGGAGAGATTCACGAAGATCATTCAAAAAGACAATCTACGGAGGATATTGGGCACGTGAACCACTACTGCCCTCACTGCACTGCCCGCCTGGTCAGCGATAGGATAGAACTCTCCGACGATCACATGGAGATGTACTTCCACTGCTGCGGCATGTGCCTCGTCAAGACTCATCAGGAGTGGCTCGACATTCCCGCATTGAGGAAAATGTACTCCGATCTGCCAGGGGAGCAGGTCTGTCACTGCGGCGCCCTCTATCAGCCCAGGAGCAAGATGCAGAAGCAGTGTCCCGTGTGCGAGGCGGAGAGACAGAAGAAGTCTTTCGGCGGGCTTCATCTCGGTGCCCGCCGAAAGGAGTTGGAGCCAAAAAAGCAGAATAAAATATATGAGTTGACGGCCAAAGGTTATAAAATACGTGAAGTAGCAAGAATGATGAATTTGGCGCGGAGTACGGTGAGGAAATACGCATATCAGGAGGCGGGGTGAAACAGCTCGTCACCATTATCGAATGCGGCAAATGCGACGAGAAGTCTTACATCGGGCCGCTTTACCCTTTCAACGGCGGCAAGGTCATCGGCGTTATTTGCCATAAGTGCGGGAATACGCAGTATAATGGATCACAGGCACAGTTCCCTTTTAAGTCCACATTCATTCTAAAGGAGGTTATCATGCCGGACCATCAAATAGCACATAGAATCGCGGAGGCGCGAAGGGCGGCAGGCTTGACGTGTTCTGCCATGGGCGATAGGCTGCCTATGTTTGGAGACCTCTCCCCGAATCAGAGAAAAAACAAGGTGAACAATTGGGAGCATAATATGGCCACCCCGAGTGAAGAAACTATCTCTCAGCTTGCCGTGGTGCTCGGGGTTACGGCAGAATGGCTGAAAACGGGGCAGCTTCACGGCGTAGAGATATCGCTGGACATGATTCAAAAGCTGCCGGACAAAGCAGGAACGGCTGAGATCAAGACTCAGGGGTCGCCCGTGGAGACCGAGGACAAGAAGTCGCCCGCTCCTATCCCTCTTCGGCTGAAAGAAGATGCTCCTGCGGTGAAAAAGCCCTATGTCGTGTGGTCCCGGCATTTTCTTGAAGTATCTGGTGACACGCAGCCTCTCTTTACAAAAACCGAGTACGGCTCCCAGGAAGAGATCGCAGACGACGTTTTGGCAGGTCGCCTTACGGCGGGTCACTTCTTCATAACGAGACAGCCTATTCCATTCCGGATCGCCCTTGCTCTGGAAGAAGCAGAGACGTGAAAAAGGCCGACGTCCCTCTTCTGAAGGATCGCCCTATCCCTGAAAATGAGA